CCACCACGGCTGCGGCGGCAGCTAGCCGGGCCAGCATCGCGGCTCGTGCCGGCGCCGGCGCCATGGCGCTGCTTGGCGGTCCGGTGGGGGCGGTGACTACCGCCGTCCTGGCCCTCACCATGTTCGTCACCAGCGCCGATGATTCAGAAGAGGCCGCATCAGGTCTTGAGACGGGCATTGACCGTCTTGCGGGCTCTTTCGACAGGCTTACCGTAGCCCAGGCCAAGCGCGAGAAGCTGAATCTGGCGGAGCCGTACCGCGACCTTCAGGAGGAAGCGCGGGAGGCCTACGACAGGGTCCAGTATCTGGAGGGCTTGCTACGGGATTATCCGGACAGCAAGCACCAGGAAAGCTGGAACAAGGATCTTGTCGAGGCTCAAGCCCGCTTCGACGACGCCCGCCAGGAGGCGGAAAAGTATAACGAAACCCTGCAGCGCCTTAACGGGATTATTGAGGGGCGAAGCAGCGAACAATCGGCTCCCGCCCCTGAGCCATCTCAGCCGCAAAGGGGCGGCGGAAACGACAAAGCCACCGACTCCATCCAGAAGCGGGTCGCAGCCCTCCAGCTCGAAGCCGAAACCCTGGGCATGACGGCCCGCCAGGAGGAGCTTTACAAGGCGCGCAAGGAAGGCGCCACCGCCGCACAGCTCGCCGCTATCGACGGTTCGTATCGGCAGATCGAGGCGTATGAGGCTGAGCAGAAGGCGCTGGAGGCGAGCGTTGAGTCCCGGCGGATTGCCGCTGAAATCCTGGCGGAGATGGACAAGGAGCGCGCCACCGACATCGAGGCCGGGGAGCAGCTTCTTGAGCGGTACATGACCGAGGAGGATCTGCTTCGGGAGCACCACGAGCGGCGCCTCGAGGTTCTCGAGGCTGCACGAGCAGCTGACTTTGACAATAAGGAGAAATGGGACAGGGCCATAGAGGCCGAAAATCAGCGTCACGAAGACGCCGTTTCTGATGTCTCGAAGAAAGAGCAGTTCGCCAGGAACCAGCTGGCAAGCAACATGCTCACGCAAATGTCGAGCCTGATGTCCAGCAAGTACAAGGAGTTCTTCCTCATTGGGAAGGCTGCAGCGTTGGCCAACGTGGCGGTGATGGCACCCGAGAAGGCCGAAGCTGCTGCCGCCTGGGGCATGAAGCTAGGTGGCCCGCCTCTAGCGGCTGCCTTTACGGCCGCTTCCTACATTGTGTCCGCAGCGCACGCGGCCCAGATTGCCTCTGCCAACTTCGGAGGCGGAGGCGGTGTTAGCGGCTCGGGCGGATACGGGGGAGGGGTTAATACTGTTCCGGCGGCCCCGGCACCAGCGCAATTAAACCCCGGCGCCGACTCTGGGAGCGGCAGCGGCAGCCTGACAATTGTATTCCAAGGGAATGTTACAGGCTTCGATCAGGACGAACTTGCTGATACCCTCATGAACAAGATGGGGGACGAGATCAACAATCTCGACAGGGTTGTCATCGACCCCAAATCCAGAAATGGGAGGCTGCTGAGGGGCCGGTAGGCTCGTCCCGGCTGCCGCATACGACACAAAAAGGACAACATGATGCTAAGGACTACGATTTTGCTATGCCTGGTGGTGCTTTCGGGTTGCACCGGGTCTCTTAAGCCAAATTCTGAAACGCGACTCGATACACCGCTGACGGTGCGAGATTTTAATGATGTGAGCGATCAGTATTCGTCAAGGCCGACGTTTGTGAGCCTTGTCGAGCGGTACCAAACCGGCATGATGCTGTCGATAAAGGTGGATATGTTTGGTGCCGACTCCCACCTCTACATTCCTGAGCAGGCCGTACCAAATCTTGTGCCGTTCATTGATAAGTACCTGGAATGGGAGGAGCTGGCCAGAAGCCGAGGCGATCAGCTCGACAAAGAAATCGGCACCGCGCAAGGATGGGGCGCCTATAAACTGAAGGCTCATTTCTTCAGCGGGAACGTGGACCGGCATTTTCTGGCTATCAGGCAGTGCGCTCTTGGCTGTTTTGGCGGCGAGGGAGACGAAGAGTTCTATTTTAATCGCGAGGAAGCAGAGGTGCTGCGGGGGCTAATGGTGGATCTGCGCGACGGCAACCTGAAGATGTTGAATACCGACGAGGTATACAACTAGTCCGACCTCACTCACGCACCGAACACACCCCCGCTCCGGCGGGGTTTTTTATGGGCGCCTGACAGCCACATCGGCTGCTGGCCCTGATACGCGCTACATTGGCCTTTCGGAGGCCCAGACAAACGAAACCCCGGCAGGGCAGCCACCCTCCGGGGTTTCTTCGTTCTACCCCTTGACCAGACCAAGGAGCGACGCATTTGGATTATAGCAAATTGCTGGAGGTTTGCATGCAGATCGCTGAGAACCGGCATGCCCGGCGGCTGGCCTGGGCTGCCATCGGAGTGGCCGGCCTTTGGGCCTCAGCTCAGATCATCAATTCCGTGGCCGCCCTGATCGCCGCCCTGTAACAGCCGACCGCCTTGTTATTGACCGCCCCTGAGGCGGTTTTCGTTTCTGGAGCCCTGAATGGCAACGATCACCTACACCGCCAAGCGCAGCGTGGCGGGCGGCCGGACTGTGGGCGAGGAATACACCTTCGAGGTGCCCATTTCCGACTGGACGCCGCGCCCCCGGCGACAGGTGGCCAGCTCCACCTCTCTGTCCGGCCGGCGCTTCGAGCGGCTGACCCGAATTGACCGGGAGTGGCGCACTTCCACAGTCGCCGAGGACGACGAAGCGAAGCTGGCCCAGCTGGAGGAGTTCCTGGACTCGGTGGCCGGCGGCGAGACCTTCGAGATAACCCATTCCGGCACGCTTCGCACCTGCCAGATCGACGGCGACCCCAGCTGGTCGCTGGTGAATAGCGTCGGCTTCTACTCGGTCAACTTCAACGTGCGTGAGTTCGTATGAGAATCGATAACAGCGCCTTCGCCGAAGTCAACGACAGCCAGTGGCAGGCGCCCCAGTTCGTCGTGTCCATCGACTTCGGCGACGATGACCTGTTCTACCTGACCTCCCACCCTGTCACCGGCCTGGCCGGCGAGAACGTCATCGAGGGCGTTCTGGAGAGCATCTCAGGCACCTCCCAGAAGCTGAACCCGGACAAGGCCAACTCCGAGATCGGCAGCCTGAATTTTGAGGTGCTGGACGACGGCCTGACCGCGCTGCAGGCGGACCGGCTGAGCCAGGGCAAAGGCCTGCGGGGCAAGACCGTGCGGTTCTATGTCGGCGATGAGACCCTGCCGTGGTCCAGCTACATCCTGGCCACCACCCAGATCGTGGACGAGGCCAGCTACCGCGACCAGGCCTACAGCTTCAAGTGCGCCGACGTTCAGCGGATGCTCCGTGAGGACATCTTCACGCCGCAAGAGACACGCCTGAACCGCACCCTGGAGGCTGGTGCTGACGAAATCGAGGTCCTGACCACCAACGGCTTTGACGCGTACCAGCACCCGAATGTGGCCGGGGCCGTGGCCGCCGGGCAGAAGATCGGCCTGCTTCGCCTGGAAGGCGATGACGACGATTTCGAGATTGCCTCCTACACCGGCAAGGAGGCCAACAAATTCACCGGCGTGACCCGGGGCCTGTTCGGCACCACCCCGCTGCGCATCGAGCTCAGCAACACCGACGACAGCGAATCCAGCCCCAAGGTCACCGAGTTCGTGTATCTGGAGATGCCGGGCCCGATGCTGGCCTACGCGGTGCTCACCGGCGCCATTTACGGCTACCCGGGCGAGTACCTGCCGGATCACTGGCACCTGGGCGTTCCGGCCGAATTCATCCGCACCAGCGACTTCGAGAATATCGGGGAGGACCTGTGGGTTACGGATGATCCGAACCAGGGCTTTGTCACTCGCCTGGCCGGGCTCGAGGAAGAGGACGGCAAGAAGTTTCTCGAGGAGGAGATTCTTCTGCTGATGGGCTGCTATGCCCCTATCTACTCGGACGGGCAGCTGGGCCTGCAGCGCATGACGGCCGTGCACTCCACCGGTGGCTATGTCCGTCGCCTGGACGCCGACACCGTGGCGGATTACGGCGACCTGACCCACGACATGGGCGCCGTGATCAATGAAATCTTCGTGTCCTGGAACTGGGACATCTTCCAGGAAGAATTCACCCGCCTGAACTACCTGCCGGACCTGGAGTCGATCCAGACCCACGGCAAGGCCGAGCAGAAGGACCTCGAATTCCGGGGCCTGTACAGCAGCCGGCACAGCTCGCAGACGATCCAGCGGCTGATCGCCAGCCTTCGGGACCGATATGCGGGCCCGCCGCTGCGCCTGGACTTAACCCTGACCCCGGACCAGAACGACCTCGAGGTGGGCGACATCGCGCGGGTCGACCTGTTCGAGGTGCAGGATTACACCGGCACCACGGACGACGGCCATCTGAACCGGAACTTTGAGATCCAGCAGATCAGCACCGATTGGCGCACCGGCAAGGTCAAGGTCAAGTTATTCGGGTCCAGCCAGAAGGCTGGCGCGCTGCCGCCGCAGGAGACCGGCACGGCCATCCCGGACGAATGGTATGAGCAGGGCACCGAGATCAGCCCAACCAACTTCCCGGGCGTGGTGACCGTCTCCGGCGGCGTCACCCGCGTTGAGGGTCTGCTGGACCTGGCCGGTGGGGATGGGCTGGGCGATGAGGCGTCGTTCTTCTGGTGCCCCACGGACCTCACCTGCGACGACGCGGCCGAGATCCGCATCTCCGACAACGTGGCCCTGCTGGTGCGTGGCTTCTTCTCGCTGAACAACGCCAAGATCAACGGCAAAGGCCGCGGCTACCCGGGCGGCGCCGGGACCACCAGCATGGTCTCCAGCGGCGGCTATTTCTTCAACTACGGCAGCCGTTGGGACGCGGTGAACAAGGGCACCCCGGGCTTTATCGACATCCAGTCGACGCCGCAGGGCGGTCGGGGCTACCAGAACCGGGGCACGCTCGACCCGTACCTGCTGGACGTGGACGGCCTGGCCACCATGCGGCCGGCCGGAGCCATCATTGGCGGCCGGATCCAGCCGGGTCAGACCCCGCCCCCGGTGTACGAGCAGGACGAAAGCGGGATCACCCTGTACCCGGTGGACCTGCGCGGCTCCAGCGGCAGCGGCGGCGGCTCGGTGATCTCCAACTACGACGGATTCATCGAGTACGAACGCCCTGGTGGGGATGGCGGGGCCGGTGGTGCGGGCCTGATGATCGTGGCGCGCGGCATGACCATCGGCGTGAACGGGTACATCGATGTCAGCGGGGCGGCCGGCAGCACGCCCCCGGGTCCCGACTACAGCCCTTCGGCGGACCCCCAGCTGCACATCTGGGCCGGCTCTGGCGGTCCGGGCGGCCCGGGTGCCTGTTACATCCTGATCGACGGGCTGGCCAACGCCCCCAGCATCAACGAGCGCACCGCAATCGCCAATGGCGGGGACCTGGTGTGGGCCGGCCGGCGCCTCAGGCCCTACAAGGTGACCAACGACGGTACTGTCACGGTCTCCAGCGACAAAGGCCCCGCGCCGCAGCAGGGCACGGCCACCACCTCGCCGGCGCCGGGCGCCATGGTCTGGGAGACGGCGTTCACCGTGCAGATCCTGACCGGCTACATCGAGCCGGTGGAGGATGAGCCGGTGGTGACCCTGAATCCGCCGGTGGTCACCCTGCAGGAAGCCACCAACACCCCCCGGTCGGCCAACGCGAACCTGTCCACCATCGAGGTGGGCGTCCAGCCGCCGAGCGTGAGCAACTACGCCTACGGCCTGGTGGAGTACCGCGAGAAGGGGCAGGCGGGCTGGTTTGAGGTCGGCCCGGCCTCGCCCGAAGCCACGTTCGTGGTGCCGAGCGACGGCCGAACCTATGAGGTCCAGGTCCGGGGCGTCTCCCTGCGCGGCAAGGTGAACCAGGACGGCACCGTGGCGGAGATCGCCACCACCTATGTGCGCTCGCCCGGCGACGTGAGCGAGGAGCCGGAGGACGACCCGAACGAGGTGGTTCCGGCCCCGCCGGTAAACGGCCTGGAGCTGTTCGAGCAGGGCAACGACACCGTGTTCGGTGGCCGCGACGCCAAGTTCGTCTGGCGCAAGACCAGCGTCACCGAATGGTTCGAGATGGGCCAGGAGGGCGAGCAGGGCGCCGGTAGTGGCGGTCTGGACCTGTACTTCCGGGATTATCAGGTCGAGGTGTGGGCGGATGTGGACGGCACCCTGTCCCTGGTGCGCACCGAATGGGTGAATGACCCCCAGTTCGTCTACACCTACGAGAAGAACGCCGAGGACCACGCTCGCGAGACCGGCTCAGTGGGCGCATGGCGGGCGTTTGAGGTCCGGGTGTACTGTCGGGGCCGTCAGAACCAGATCAGCGCCCAGGCGGCGCGGCTCAGCGTGGAGAACGTGGCCCCGCCCCTGCCGGGCACCCTAACCATCTCCGCCGGCTTCCGCAGCGCCCAGATTGATTTCGAGCCGCCGGAAGACCTGGACTACCGCGATTCCCGGGTATGGATGAGCCAGAGCACCGGCTTCACCCCCGGCCCCGAGAATCTGGTGGCCCAGCAGTACGGCGGGCCGGTGGTGCTGTCCGGCCTCACCGACAACAGCACCTACTACCTGCGCTTCGCCACCTATGACGCCTTCGGCCAGGGCACGATCAGCAGCCAGTTCACGGTCACCACGCCCTCGCTGTCCGCTGGTGAGGTG